CCCATCTCCATAAAGTATGCGTAGGTTTCTTTGTTCCATGACTTTTCTAAAGCAGTCAACTGATGCTTGTATGGCTTTGTTCTAAATTTATAATTCATCTTTCTATTGACATTTATATATAGGATGTTATATGATTTGTCAATGTCAGAAAGTAATAAATATGAAACGATAAAGAATAATTATACGTCTACAGTATATGTTATTCAGGAAATATCAGGAAGCAAAGCAGGTGCTCCTAAAATTAATATTATGGGTGCATCTCGATATGGACAATTTAAATTTTTGTTACCAGAGTTTTCACAAATGATATTTTCACCTGGACCATTAATTTATAAATTAAGACAAGGTTTAAAAAATTATAAGCCAAGAGATTATTTACTACTTACAGGCGATCCTGCAATAATAGGTGTTGCATGTTCTATTGTATCTGATATTACAGGCGGTAAGTTTAAACTGCTGAAGTGGGATAAACAAGAAAGAAAATATTATCCTATTGAAATTAACTTATATGAGAAAGGCGAAATAGATGAGCGTTAAACAAAAAATAGTTATGCCAGACTTTGAGGCAGACCAACAAGATGCTATGAAAAGAACTGACAACATTCAGTCACTTGCAGATCAAGTTGAAAGATTAGAAGGTGTTGCAACTGATATAGATGCAGCAGAACAAAATTTAAAAAATTTAAAAAAGAAACGAGATCATATATCAGGTGAAGTAATACCTACTATGATGTCTGAGATGGGACTTGCAGAATTAAAACTGCATGATGGATCACATCTAAAAGTTTCAACGACGTATCGAGCTACCATAACGGAAGCAAATAAAGAAACGGCGTTTAACTGGCTTCGTAATAATGGACTAGGAGATATAATCAAAAATGAGATATCCGTATCTTTTGGTCGTAACGAAGATAACAAGGCGGCTGATTATGCC